AGAAGAAGATATCGTTGTTATTGTGGATTCTACATCCAACATGGTTCCACAAGACGAAATTGACGGCGAAATCAGAACGGGTGTACGTAATGCACTCCCCCGCTTATTGTCTATGTTCTTTAAGCGTATTAGCGGCGACGTTGCTAGAATGAAAGCTATCGCCATCTTTATTACCCATAATATCGCAAATACTGGTGGGAGTCGCTGGGCGCCCTCCAAGATGGCAGACTGTGGCAATATGCTGCAATTTCAGGCTGGAACCAATATGGTGATTACACACCGTGGTAAATGGGAAGTCCCCAAAGAGTCGGGCAATCACGTTGGTCAAGTTGCTAACTGGATAATTAAAACATCTGCCGCCGGAGGCAAGCCCATGGGGACAGCGGCTAGCTGGATTCGATATGGGATTGGTCTCGACGAGGCTCAAGAGGTTGCACAAATAGCGACGGAGTTTGCTATGATTTCCGCGAAGGGGGCGTGGTACACTTTCTCTACGTTTGTCGATAATAAAGATAATCCAATCATCAAAAGCTGGCTAATTGAAAATGAGGTAGACACAGATGACGATGAAGCTATAGTTAAAGCCTTTAAGTGTCAAGGCATGGAAAAGGTTGTTGGCTTCCTGAACAGTAACCCCACGCTGCTAGACTTTATGTATGACGAGATAAGAGAAGTGTTACTATGAAAGTAGTGGGGCTAAATGGGCGTGAGTATAATCTCGACCTTAAAAGATACTCTAAGCCCAGACAAAAATGTTCTTACTATCACAAGGTGGCTAGAGGATTACTGCAAAAAATATTTTCTGGTTACAACGTGTATGAAGAGGTTAAATTGCCGGGAACAGTAAATCCTGCAAAAAAGTCTGTCTTGTATCTTGACTTTTACATTCCAAATGCTATAATAGGGGTAGAAGTTCATGGGCAACAACATTTTAAGTACGTGCCATACTTCCATAAAAGCAAGGCGGGGTTTTTAAGATCAAAGGCTAGAGACAAAGTTAAAGCCGAATGGTGTGAGCTAAATGGAATAACACTGGTAGAGTTACGATGGGACGAATCAGAAGAATATTGGAGAGAAAAAATTGAACGCAGCAGATAGACTAAAGGAGTTTTTAGATGGCATTGAAAGTTATATTACAGCAAAGAACGTTACCCCCTCTAAATTCTCTCCAGAGTTTGCCCTTGCAGACTCGCTAAATACAGAACAGTTAGAAAAGCTTACTCAAGATGATTGCTTTAATTTTGCCTATCATCTTTATCAGTACGCAGATCATCTGGCTCGTGAACGAGCGCATTGTTGGAATGTTTCCAAGTGGTGCAGCAATAGCTTAGAGAGCATTATAGCTCAAGCAATACCGGACATGATGGGTGAATACATTAAACACGATACTAAGGTGGCCACAATTATAAGAAATGACGAGCTTGCAGGTAGAATAAATGACTGGAAGCTAACAGCAGAAGGCCGTCTAGAGAACCTTAAAAGTAGAGAGTACAACGTTCGCCGCAAGGCAGATATTTTAATCGAAAAAGGAAAGAAAAGATGAGTGATCAAATTGTAAAAGCGCTCCTAGAATCCCTTACTCCCGAACAAAAGGAGGAACTTATAAAGGGACTCCTGAATAGCAATGTAAAAGGGGATGCTCCCCAACTCGCTTCGGAAAATACCGTTCCAGAGAGTGAGCTAAATAAGTCAGAGGTAAATGAGGACTTTACAATGAACCGTAGCGCGGTAAATAACAAAAAAAGGAAAACACCGGTGAAAGCAAGGAAAAACAAATGGACCGATTCGGGTGAAAGCAGGGACGAGGGCTATGACCCTAGCAAGTTTGAAAAGATGGGCCGAACCAAAAGGAGAGCCAAGCATAAAAGAAAAGAAATTGAATGCCATGTATGTGGTAAGTCATTTGCGATTAATGAGAACTTAGTGTTTGGCGAATTTATTAGATGCAATCGATGCACAGGAAGATAGTATGGACCCCAAGCTTTCAGATGTTGGAGCAGAGCGCGCTGTGCTTGCGGGCCTGTTTGCCTACGGATTAGAATCTTACGTTGAAATAAGTGACTTTATTACGCACGGTAGTTTTGCTAACCAAAACAACCAAGTCATTTTTAAGTGTGTCGCAAAGGTATTAGAAAGCGATGCGTCTATTGATATACCTGCTATCTTATCGGCGGCAGAACGTCTGAATTTGTCCGAGACCATACAGACCAAACAGGAGCTGCAATACATTCGAGACTTAATGGATTATCCTGTTAAGAAGGATAATGTCCTACATTTTGCAGCGCAGGTTAAAAAGTTTGAGTTCGCTCGCAGCGCGAGACGAATAGCTAAAAAAATAGATAATGACATCGCCTCTATCAATGGGGACGAGAGTATTGATGACATTATTAATCTCGTAGAAATGCCGTTAATGGACTTCCTGCGAGACGACGAGACGGGCCAAAAGCCAGAGATGCTTGGAGATGACATTGATGAGTATGTAGAATATCTCATCGAAAATAAGTGCGACCAAATAGGACTATCAAGTGGCTATCCAAGATTTGATGCCGTCGTCGGCGGCGGTCTTCGTCGCAAGTGTGTTGATCTTGTTTCCGCCCGCCCCGGAGTGGGTAAGTCTGTCTTTGCAGACAATGTAGCCCTACACAATGCCCGAAAAGGTATTCCGGTACTCATGCTTGACACCGAGATGAGCAAAGAGGATCATCTGAATAGAATCCTTTCTAATATTAGCGGCGTGCCCATCGAGGAGATTTCAACAGGTAAGTTCGCAGAAGATGATGAGAAACTCATTAAAGTCCAAAATGCTACCGAAGAAATCAGAGACATCCCATACACCTATGTAAGTGTGGCAGGAGCGCCATTCGAGACTATTATAAACACCATTAAAAGGTGGATATTGCGTGAGGTGGGTCAGGACGAAAGCGGAAGAACCAACGACTGTGTTGTTGTTTATGACTACCTAAAATTAATGTCATCATCTAATATAACCAAGAACATTCAAGAATACCAAGCGCTTGGTTTCCAGATCACCAATCTACACAACTTGGCCGTTAAGTATGACTTTGCGTGCCTGTCTTTTGTCCAGCTAAATAGGGATGGCATAACTAAGGAGTCCACAGACGCTGTAAGTGGTTCTGACAGGCTCATCTGGTTATGTACATCATTCTCTATGTTTAAGCCGAAGTCCGCAGAGGAGCTGGCTGAGGATGGCCCAAACGCAGGTAACCGCAAGTTAGTAACCCTTAAGGCGCGTCACGGTGCCGGTTTAATGGATGGCAATTATATTAATATGAATATGATAGGCTCCCACGCCCAACTGGACGAATTAAGAACGAGAGATGAGTTTAGGTCGTCACCAGAGGGCGATGTGATCGAGGGGTCAGAACTCCCATTCGAGGTAGATGAAGATGAAATTTGAAGACGGGATTAAATTAGACTTTGATGATGTCTTAATTAAACCTAAAAGGTCAACATTGGCTACTAGGTCTGGTGTTTGTATTGAAAAGGCTTATAGATATCTCCATTCTGATATACGAGAATTGGCAGTTCCCATAATAGCGGCGAACATGGACACAACGGGAACCTTTGCCATGTCAGAGGCTCTTGCTGGATTTGAAGGTGGGATCGGTATGCAGACCGCCCTGCATAAACACTACAGCCTTGCCGAACTGACTAAATATTATAAAGCTGACTGGCGTTTAAATACTTGGTTTACAATAGGCATCAAGGAGGATGATGTTCGCAGGCTGCGTCACATACAGAAGGAAACACGGTTCTATGATAATGGAATATCCTTGAGGTGTGAGATTGGTATAGAGAAAATCTGTATTGATGTGGCCAATGGATACCAAAAGGTTTTTGTTGACCACGTTAAAAGAATCAGAGACGAGTTTCCTTACGCTGTTATTATGGCTGGCAATGTTTGCACCCCAGAGATGGTAAGTGAATTACTCATCAGCGGCGGCGCAGATATCGTAAAGATAGGAATTGGGCCGGGAAGCGTGTGTGCCACCAGAAGAATAACGGGTTGCGGATACCCACAGTTGTCAGCTATTATAGAGTGTGCTGAC